CCACCCATGCTTTACTCATGATTTCACCTTTGTCTTCTTCACCTTTGGAGGGGGAGCAACCAACTGTCTTTCTTCCTCTGTGAGAAACTCACCTGCTCCTACGTTTATCGCGATGTTGATTGCTTCTTTGTAGTACCATTGATAGTCTAAGTCCTTCGGCAACTCTTTCTCCAGAATCATGTAGGCTCTAGCGCCGTCGGTCTTGGGCACCTTGTTTCCATTCTTGACATACGTCAGTGGAGGTAGTGATGCATCAGTGGAATTGTACCATCTGACAACGCGACCCAAGTATATATCACCCTGTTTGCCTCCTCCCGTAACCGAACGAGCGCTGAGAAACCCCTCGACACTTGACTTCCGGATAGTGTCTTGAAGGGGAGTCCCGAACGCAAGCCAGTTCGACACTGCTTCTGAACAGACTTGAGCGTTGGGGTTTTTGGATAGGCTTTGTTCGGCATAGATACCTTTCGACTTGACCTTTCGATTCTTCTTGACAGCGATATAATTGTTGACGTCTTTTATCGCCAACACGCGGTAGGGGGTATACTCAAACTCGAACCCGCTCATCGTTTCAAACTCGCTCACGACGTTAAGAACGCGCTCCATAGCCACGCGAGAACCGCCAATAGCAATACCGTCCGTGTTTGCTGATAGGGTCGTCACACCAACGGCTTCTAGCTTCTCAATGAGGCTCAGAAGCGTGAGCTGTCCAGTGATCGTGATGGCTATCATCAGGTCAGGAGAATACAACGGCGACCAACGCGATGCGGTCTTACCGAACGTTCCATTGACGGAAATACGCAGCGTGTCCGCAATAGATTTTTGCCCCTTGATCGTCTTTTCATCATTGACTTTCTCAGCAGCCTTCCACAGTCGCTTGGCTTCGAGACGCTGGTCAATCATCTCCTTGTAGACCTGTATGAATTTCTCTCCAGTGTTCTGTGGAATCAGTTTGCACAGTATTGCGATCATCGGGTAGTACGACGCCGCGTCCAAGTCCACCACGATGTAGTCATCTGTCGAAACATGGCATATTTTCTTGTCGTGCGTTGAGTGAAGACCTCCCACACCCATTTGATACTCACCGGCGCCAAGTTTGATTTTGTCTTTCAAGAACGATGGGAAAATCACATGACCAGTTGCTTGATCGACGAGGAACTCATGCTCCTCAATCCTCTTAGCGATGTTGGTTAGCTCCGCTGAATCAAACTTCACAAAGTGAGGAGTCTTGTATGTCACAAACTCTGGCACAATGGACTTCGTTCGCGTCATGTTGAGCTTCTTGACGAACACCGCCTCAGCCATTTGCGAATCAGACTTGCTACGGAAGTCTTCACCGTACCTCTCACCCATTTCTACACGCAGCTGTATCTCAAGTTTGAGTTTGTTGAACAGCTCCTCCGTCGTGTCGAGGTCATTAATGCAGTACGCTTCTACCTCTACACACTGCTCATCCGTTAGTTCCGCGTTGTGGTCGAACGGTATGTCCTTCAGCCAGCGCGTGTGCATGCGGGAGCCATACGCTTTTAACGACGAGAATGTTCCCGGCGCTACGTCTATCAAATCGATGTGATCAACCTTCAGCTCTTCAAGCCGAAGCTTGCGGTACACCTGCCACGGCTGAACCTCCTTCTCAATGATGTCGTTAGACATCTTCTTGAGCAACTCTTGTTTCATACCCGACAAGAAAGCCGACGTCACAGGTAGATCAAACCGACGACCATTGAAGCTGACAAATGTGCAGGGGCTGCTCATGACTTCGCGCAACCGTTCAATCGCGTCCGGTTGATGACCCCAGATCACGATTAGATTACGATTCTCTAATACTCGCCCGCAGAACAGGAAACGGTTAGCGAATATCTCGAGGTCAAAGACGATGTGTTTCATTATCCTTGATTCGTGTAAGCCTTCGTTGCTTCGCCTTCGAAGAAGTCGATCGCCATTTGACGAGCTTTCTCAACCATCAAGTCCTCGTCTGACTCCTCCTTCAGCTGCTCCAGCTTCTTCTCAAGGTAATGTATAGCCTTCTGAACGTCCTCAATCTTCTTGTCCGGCCCTCCCTTACGGCCGAGGCGCCACAGGTACTTCGTAGCGTTGCCGACTAGGTAGCACCACTCACGCTCTTTGACGATATCCCAGTGCTGAATCTCGGCTTTGTAATGCGCGCCGCCGACTTGCTTGTCATTTGCACTCATTGTAAATCTCCATGATTGTGTTGTACAGAACGAGTTCATCGCCGTGCGGATGACGCTCATTGGCGTAGGCGGCATACCGCCAGAAAATGGCGTCCATGTTCTTGTTACCCATTTGAAGCTCGCGTACGCAGAATGCCATGCCCTGAAAGATGTCAGCTAATTTCATTGTACGCTTTTCGCTTTCAGTAAGCGTGATGTTCAATCCGACTTCCGTCAATAGACGCTCCTCAAGAGCGTTCACCATGTCACCAATACCGAGCTCCTTCTTGGCAGGAGCAGGGCTGTCGCCTGTCAGGTGCTCAGCTAGATCGTGTACCAGTGCCGCGATCAGAAGGTTCGCAGATGGCTGGCATAGGAGGTAACAGTACATCGCCACGCCGAATGAGTGATGGCCGACGCTTTCATTCTGGATGGTGCGGGTGGTGTGGTACCGCGTCACTTCGCCGCCGTCCATGATGAATTTCAGTTTGGCTTTCATAACATCACCTTCAAGATTTCTATCAAGTGGAGAGCCTGAGACTCCGCGTCATTCACGGCGTTGTGATACGTTCCGACGCGGTTCAACTTGATGTCTGGATGGAAACTCTTCATCGTGCGGTAGCAGCGGTCACCATAATACATCCACGGTAGGTCTATACCGCAGTTGTCGTACGCAGACGAAATAATGACGTTGTCGAATGATGCACCGTTACCCCAAACCTCTAATTCTTTCTTGGGAGCGCGATTCTCCAACCATCCCGCAAACTTGATGAGAGCTTCAGGCAACGCGATGTTGTGACCGTCAAATGCTTTTCGCGCTTCTTGGCTCTGCTTCATCCACCACATCACGGTTGAAGCATCAATCACCCCTCCGCAAGCGACAGACGACTCAAGATCTACCGTCTCATAGAACCTCTCTCCAACTCCTACCAAATCAAACTCGACAGCGCCGATAGCGATGATGGCGGCGGTTGGGCCCTTCCCCATTGTTTCCAAATCCAGCATGATGTCTTTCATTTTGACGCCTCCTTGATTTCTAACCAACGACGGCAAGCGAACTTCCAGTCAGTCGCCTTGATGCTGTCGACATACTTGAGTCCGTTGCGATTCCGCTTGTGCGCTTCCCACACCAACGCGATAGGCTGCGCCACATCACGGAAGAACGGCGTCTTGTACTCGATGGTGTCGACAGGATCCAGCATGAACAACTCCAAGTCCGCCGCCCAAGACTTCTCGTGGCAATCTTTAAACATCGGATACGGCTTGGTGAGCAGGTCGGAATGCTCAGTACTGTAGTAGTCCTCAACGTCGTACGTCGTATCCTTGACGGCTTCCCATACGGGAATGTCGGTATAGACGTGCATGCTGTCGCTCACCTGAGTATAGATACCTACATCAACTCCCACGCGACAAGCTAGATACTCTTGCAGCATTGACATGTGAACCACGTTGGCGCCGTAAGCCCCGTACAGCATATCATTCGATCTACACAACACAGTCATGTTCAACTTATGGTTGCGCACCTTCAGAAAGATTGCCACATTACACGGATGGTCTTTCATGTTATGACCAAGATCATGTTTAGGATCCCACATCGACAACACCACGCGCCGGTCGTTGTGATTGGCGCGCAGCAAATGCACAGCCTTCTCAATCTGATCAAAGCCGTGCGTCTTGCGAAGCCTGTGGCCGTAGGCTCCGTAGAAGGTTTCGCCGTCGTCAGAGTACTGCTTCATCTGCGTGTTGAAGTGATCGAGGAATTCCGTATCGCGGGAGCCGTTGATGATCCACATGCTCTCCACAAAATGGAAGAATGGATTGCAAAGCCTGTTAGTATCAAACAGTACGCGCTCCATCGGCTTGTAGTACGTGGTTGCTACAGGTTCTGCGAACTCAAGCGTTGATCCTACGCGGGATTCTTGCTTGACGCCGATTTCCTGTATCTGGCGTATGGCAAGAGGGAATGCGTAATTGACGTTCTGGACGTTGAAGGTAATCAAAATCGTGTCTCCGGTTGGTACTTCGCTCGAACACTGCCGCCGTTCTCCAGCCGCATGTACTTATCGATTTCGCACAGGCAGGATTGCAAATCCATGGCCGTTACAAGCTCTCGCAACCACGGAAGCTCGATGCTCAGCGTCTCCTTCAACTCCTGAAGCTCCTCGGTGAATTGCGCTTGCTTCATCGGCTTCTCAAGCTGGCGGTCGTGAAGACGGTTCATGCCACGCATTGATCCCGGCCCGATAGGTGCGAATGTGTAAAGGTCTGTAGCGTCCTTTAGCAGTCCAGTGTACGTCCAGTCAGCGACCACTTGACCCGCCATGAAGGAGCCAAAGTTGAAGCAACCGTCAAACAACGCCATGGCTCGCTCGACGGACTTGTTTTCAGACTTGAAGAACTGTTTGAATCGCTCGCGCTGCTCATAGAGAGGCTGGATACACTTGGTTGCAAGCCACATACCCTTTTGCATGGTTGGGTCGGACAGGGAGTGAATCATGTACGCTCCCGTCCAAGCCTTCTCGCCACGATTTACGCGAGCATCAATTACTTTACCGAAGTGCTCCGCGTTGAACCACAAGTTGGGCCATGCGCGTTCGTCAATCAGCTCCTTGATTGTCGGTGGCCAGTTTACCCAGCGAGCGCACACCGCCATCAACCACAGCAGCTCGCTCGCGGCGTTCGGTTTGTAGACATTCTCAATCAACCAATCCGACACGCGGTCATCACGACGGCAGACGTTGCAGAATCGGTAGGTCTGAAGCAACGTATCCTCTGTCCACGGCGCAGGTTCGCCACGCTCCTTTGCTTCACGGATGTGCTCGCGCTCCTCAATCCAATAGATAAGTTTGGCCAGCTTGTCGTTGTTTAACATGAGTACCCAAGCTCCTCTAGAATGATTTGGACGGCTTCTTCAGACGACACCCAGTATGGTTTGAGGTTGTCAGCGTGGAACTTCTTTGCTGAACTCAAGTGCTTCTTCCAATTGGTTTCGACGTTCTCCAGCCCCTCTAGCGCAGCTTTGCCAGCAACAGCGCGACGGGAGTTGATGTTGGCGATACACTGATCGAACTCGGTATTGAGGCAAATCGGTATATAAGTAGCTCCTAATGGATTGAGTCGCGCCATCATGTCGATGGTCGGTTGATAAACGGTGCCCACGAGGATTCCCTCGAATATGACATTGGTGTATGCGGCGCACTCAACGACAGCATCCATAGCGATACTCGGCTTGGAGATTGTATCGCAGCCGCCGCACGCTCGGTCATACGACCCAAGGATGACGAACTTGTCGTATACATTCACAAGGACGCCGTTGTCCAATTTGTACTTGGTTTTGAACCCTGCGTCAGCATGCTCCATAATCTTACGGGCCACCCACGTCTTGCCGCTCCCGTTGGTGCCGCGAATGCCGATGACTTTCATA